GCTTGTATAAGGAGCAATCATGCAAAAAGAGCTTTCTAACTTTGGCGATCACGCACAGGTGACCATGCAGTCCAACGTCGCGGGTTCTGAGTCTATCGGTATCGAGGGCGTTTATCACGTGGTTTGCCACGACGCTGATGGCAACATCAAGTGGCAAGACGAATTTCCCAACTTGGTGAACGCCGTGGGTAAAGAGTTGATGCTGGACACCCTGCTGTCTGGCACTTCCTACACCACCGTGGGTCCGTTCCTCGGCCTGATCTCTGGCGCAACCCCGACGTTCGCTGCTGCGGACACGATGTCCTCGCACGGCGGCTGGACTGAGTTTGCCAACTACACCGTGGGTGGCTCGGCTGTTCGGGGCACGGCCTCGTTCAGTTCCGCGACTTCTACGGGTACCACGCCTACCAACGTGACGACCAAGACCGCTTCGGCCATTACCTACACCATCACGGGTGGCGGTGGCACGGTGGGTGGTTGCTTCTTGGTGACCGGCTCGGGCGCATCTTCGACGATTAACAACACCTCGGGTACGTTGTATAGCGCGGGCGCTTTTGCTGTAGCAAAAGTCACCACGGCGGGCGACACCGTTAGCGTTACCTACTCGACCACCGCAACGTCCTAATAAGGAGGTTTTATGCCTCTGGTTCTCGCAAACCGTGTCCAAGAATCGGCCACGGCGAATACGACTGTAAGCTTCACACTTACGGGGGCGGCAGCGGGCTTTCAGACGTTTGCCGTTATCGGTGACACGAACACCACCTACTACTCGGCCACTGACACGGCGGGTAACTGGGAGGTGGGTCTTGGCACGTACTCCACCACGGGGCCTACGCTAACTCGCACGACCATCTATGCTTCCAGTAACTCTGGAAACGCGGTCACCTTTCCCGGCACAGTTACCGTCTTTGTTACCTATCCGTCTGGCCGGTCGGTCAATCTGGATGGCAGTGGCAACGTCTCTGCGCTGGGCACGGTGGCCTCTGGTACATGGCAGGGATCGACCATTGCTGTGGCGTATGGCGGCACGGGGGTTACGACCTCTTCCGGTGCCAGCTCGGTGGTGCTGCGCGATGCTGACCAGAACATTACAGTCAACCGGGTCAACCAAGCCAACACCAACACCACTGCGGCGGCTGGGACAACGATTCTGACAACGGCTTCCAGCTACATCCAAACTCTTGTTGGGACGGGTGGGCAGACTTACGCGCTTCCAGATGCCACCACGCTGACAACGGGTGTGGCGTTTGTGTTTAACAACCTCGCCACTGGCAACCTGACGATTACGGACTACGCCACTGCCACGATTGCCACAGTTGCATCGGGCGGCGCAGGAGCGGTGTTTTTAACGGCCAACGCCACGGTTGGCGGCACTTGGGACCTTCACGCTTATCTGCCTGAAGGTGTGACGTTTGGCACCAACGCGTTCAACCTTGGCTCTGCGGTTATCTCTGGTGGCACTTGGCAGGGCGGCACCATCCAGCCAGCCTACGGCGGTACCGGGCTGACCACCTTTGCCGGGGCCAACAACGCGCTGTACTCCACCGGGTCTACGACGCTGACTGCTGGGACTTTGCCTCCCGCAGCGGGCGGTACTGGGCTGACCACCTTCACGGGCGCTAACAATGCCTTGTATTCAACCGGGGCAGCTACGCTGACCGCCGGTACCCTGCCTATTGCTGCGGGCGGCACCGGGCAGACAACGGCCAATACGGCCTTCAACGCCTTGGCTCCGAGTCAGACCAGCAACTCTGGCAAGTACCTGACGACGGATGGGTCGAACACTTCGTGGGGGACAGTAGGAGGAGAATTTCCTTCCGGCACTGCTATGCTGTTTGTGCAAACGTCTGCCCCGACAGGGTGGACAAAATCTACAACGCACGACAACAAGGCGCTTCGTGTGGTTTCTGGGTCGGCAGGGTCTGGCGGTTCTGCGGCGTTTACAACTGCTTTTGGTACGCCAACTGTTTCTGGCTCGGTTACTTTAAGTGGCACGGTTGGGAGTACGACACTGACAACCACTCAAATTCCAAGCCATACACATAACATCAATAAAAAAGCTGATGAGTATGGTGGCGGCAACACAGCGGCAGTTGGAGCTAACGCCGTTTCTTCCGTTTCAACCTCTGCTACCGGCGGTGGCGGCTCTCACAATCACAGCTTTTCTGGCTCTGGCTCGTTAAGTTCAGCAACAGCAGCCATCAACGTTTTTTACGTTGATGTGATCATAGCCACGAAAGATTAGCAATGAAGCTGGAACCCAAAGCCAATTGCCCGCTGGATAATTTCAACCCGTGCCGTCAACTTGAATGCGCGTGGTTTATGAAAGTCAGGGGTACAAACCCTAATACAGGGGAAGAAATTGATGATTATGGTTGTTCGGTGGCTTGGTTGCCAATCTTAATGATCGAAAACAGCCAGCAGCAACGGCAAACAGGGGCCGCCGTCGAGTCATTTCGCAATGAGGTGGCCAAATCTAACGAAGCATCGCAACATGTTTTGTTAAGGCAAAATATTAATCCAACCATTGAATTAATTCAGGTGAAATAATGCGAGTAACAATTGTTTCTGAAGATGGATTGGTTAGCATCGATGGCGTAGGTTTTGGCGGGCTTGATTTATCTTTTATTGATTCTTCGGTTCACGCAGTACAGTGGTACGGCGAAAGCGGCGAGATTGAGCGGAAAGACCCTATTACAAAACGTATGGTCAGCAACGATGCTATTACTTCTTTGTCCGCCTTTCAGACGGCTTTAGATGCATGGGCCGTTGCTGACGCAGCGGAGAAGCTGGCTGTCGCCGAGGCAAAAAAGAATGCGCCAACCCCATCGTCTGGTGAAATGCCTCAAAGCGTCCTATGAGCGAACCCGTCGTTCACATTGGCTGCGTTGCCAACCTGTACTCGCGCATGATGCACTTCAAGCAGGCGGGCGACATGGAGATGGGCCACATGCATCAGTTCGACCATCTGACGCTGCTGGCAAAGGGTAAGCTCAAGGTCACGGTTGAAGGCGTAGCCACTGAGTTCACGGCCCCGCACATGATTTATATCCGAGCGGACAAGGTGCATGAGCTGGTTGCACTGACCGATGAGACTGTGGCCTACTGCATCCATGCACTGCGCGACGGCAATGGCGTGGACGACATTATTGATCCGTCCATGATCCCGGCGGGGGTCAGCGCGTTGTCGATGGCGGGACAGATTTGTAGATAATCTTTTATGTTCGGAATTGCAAGTTTTGCTCAGTCGCCGTTTGCCTCACTGGCAGGGACGAACTTTACCGATTCTTTAACAGAGAACCTGAACTCTGACGATGCCAGCACCCAACTGTCCGCATACCTCCAGTCCATCACTGAGATCATCACCGAGAGCGATATTGAGGTTACCGGGACCGGGCTGTTCTTTGGCAACATCAACGAAGTTTTGACCTCTGATGAGTCTATTGTTGGTGGCTTTCAGGTTTTGTTCTCCATCAGTGAGGACGTTGTCCCGGCTGACACCCCTGTTATTGCCGCCCAGTTCGCCGTATCCCGAACGGAAGATGCAGTCCTTGCCGATACCCCGGTGCCTTTCTTTGCCACCTCGCAGTCCCGCACGGAGGACATTCTGGAAGTGGCCGACTTCAGCACCCAGCAGTCCAACTTCTTGCAGTCCATCGCTGAGAACGCCAATCTGGCCGACCCGTCAACCATCACCGCGCAGTTCGCCCAGTCTGTGGCTGAGAACGTCAACATGGATGATGTGCCGGTCATTGCCGCTCAGTTTGCTCAGGCTGTTTCTGAAGGCGCATCTGTTGCAGATGTGATCCGCCTCATCCAAATTTTTACCGACTCCATCACTGAGAACTTTTCTGCGGCGGATGCGACAGCAGTGCTTTCTACCTTTTTGATGTCTATTTCTGAGAACTTGAACAGCGCGGATGTCCCGACCGTGCAGGCTGCATTTGCTGTGGCAATCAGTGAGAATGCGGTGCTGGCCGAGCGATTTGGCGTTGGTGGTTGGATCAAAATCATCAGTAATCAGGACCCCAACTGGCAAAATATCAACACCGAATAATCGGAGCCTTACATGAGCACCTATTCCCCCAGCCTGCGGATCGAACTGATCACGACGGGCGATCAAGCAGGTACGTGGGGTAACACGACCAACACCAACCTTGGAACTTTGGTTGAGTCAGCCATTGCCGGGTATGTGTCCGTTTCCATTACCTCGGCCAACCAAGCGCTCACAGCCCTGAACGGCGCGGCGGATCAGTCCCGCAACATGACGATTGCGCTGACCACGACCACAGCAGCCAACTTCGCGGTTTATGCTCCTCCGGCAGAGAAGACCTACGTCATCTACAACGCCAGCGCGTATGTCGCCACCATCTACAACTCCACGGTGACGGGCAATACAACTGCTGCCGGTGCGGGGGTGGCCATTCCTGCCGGCAAGGTTATGACGGTCTGGACTGAGGGAACTAACTTTGCGTTCCAGAACACCCACATCATCGGCACGGTGGTGGGCAACGTCACGGGCAACCTGACCGGCAACGTCACGGGTAACGCGGACACCGCCACAACTGCCACCACGGCGACCAACGCCACCAACATCAACATCAGCGCGACGACCAGCTCTGACACCACGACCTCTTTGGTGCTGGTGGGGGCGCAGGCTACAGGCAATCAGTCGCCTTTCATTGACAGCGGTCTGGCTTACAACGCCAACACCAACACCTTGAGCACGGACAACGTGGCGATTGGATCAGGCACTCTGACGACGACCAACTGGACGATTGCAGAAGTTGCGGGCAAACTTACCTTCAGCTATGGCGGTTCGGCCAGATTCTCTATTGATTCTTCGGGCAATGCGGTGGCTACCGCCAACGTAACCGCATACGGTACTCCGTGAGGTAAACAACCATGACGATGGTATCTTCCGGGCCGATCTCCCTCGCTGGCAATGCCACCACCGGGGGGCTTAACCAATCCATCAATATTGAACTCGGGCAAAGCGCTACAGCAACCATCAGCCTGAACGATTCAAACGTGCGCACGTTGCTCGGCGTGCCTAGCGGTGCAATTTCGTTGAATGACGCTTACGGCAAGTCAAACATCTTCTATTTCACAGTTAGCAGCAATCAAACCAATGCAAATTTGCGGACACTGGCCGTTAATGCTGGCTGGAATCAGACCACCAAAGTTGTTGCCACCGTTGCCTCTAACGTTTACGTTTACTCGACCTCCACTGGCACTCCGGGCCTGACCATTAACGGGTCGTTCCCCAACGGCGTGGAGTTGGTAAATAACGGCTTCATTATGGGTATGGGCGGTGCGGGCGGCAATGGCGGACAAAATGGCTCTAGCGGCGGCACGGCTATTTCTCTTGGATTGTCCTGCACCATCGAAAACAATTCGTATATCGGCGGTGGAGGTGGCGGAGGTGCTGGTTCCTTTGATGGTGGCAGTGGTACTGGCGGAGGCGGAGGTGGCGCGGGCGGAGGCGATGGCGGAATTGGCGGTAATAACGTTGCTCCCGGCGGCGCTGGCGGTGGGCCGGGTTCGTCTGGAGCAAATGGCACTGTCGGGCCGCCCGGTGGAAAGCAGCAATTTGGTGGCGGCGGCGGTGGCGGTCGAATCATGCCCGGCACTGGCGGCGCTGGCGCACCTGACTTCCCCTCGGCCGGCAACATGTATGGGCGTGGCGGTGGGTCAGGTGGTGGCGGGGGTAACTTTGGCCCCGGAGGTCGTGGGAGCGGTGGCGCTGGCGGCAGTGCTGGCAATGCTGGCCAAAACGGTAACACCGCATCTGGCGGCCCCAATGGTGGCGGCGGCGGTGGCGGTTACGGCGCATCGGGTGGCTCTGGGTACCTGCGAAGTGGCGGCTCTGGCGGTCTTTGCGTTGCCCTTAATGGCAACACCGCAACCTTTACTGTGACCGGCACTCGCTACGGCAGCATCTCTTAACAGGAACCAATATGAAAAAGTACGCATACTTTAATCCCAATACTGGTCAGTACAGCGTGTTTGAAACCCGCGAGGAAGTCTTGTCTTCGGCTGTTGACGCGGCGTTTCAGTTCTTTATTTCTCACACCCACGGCCAACCGTTTGCGGAAATTGAAGTGGACGAATCCGGCACAGAAACATGGAGCGCCTCGCATGACGGATCACCTATGCTGTCCCCCGCTCAATTGCTGGCGGAAGGTGAGCGTATACGGCGGCACATGGAATCGTTTATCAATGCTCAGCAAATGCCCGTAACACAGTTGGGGGGTTGATTGATGAATGCGCCGCGCACAACAATGGCCTGCGTCTCAAACCTCTGGGTCCGCATGATGCACTTTGACAAAGCGGGTGACTGCAACGAAGGCCATGAGCACAACTACGACCACATCACGCTGCTGTCAAAGGGTAGCGTTGAGGTTGATGTTGAGGGTCAAAAGACCGTCTTTAAAGCGCCGCATATGATCTATATCATGGCTGGCAAGCGCCATTTTTTGACAGCCCTTGAAGACGACACGGTTGCCAGTTGCCTTCATGCACTTCGCACCGGGGAGCGCGAGGAAGACATCCTTGACCCTTCCATGATTCCGGCGGGCGTATCTAACGCTCATGCGGCGGGTTTGGCTAGGGCGTTGTAAGTTTTATTTCCGTGGCTAATCATGATCGATCCCATTACCGCATTTGCGACCGCGCAGGCTGCGGTAGCGGGCATTCAGAAGGCCATCAAATTAGGCAAGGACATCAACCAACTCGTCGGTGAGTTTGGTAAGTTCTTTGATGCGCGTGACGTAGTTCAAAAAGCCGCCAACGATGCGGGCAAGTCGGGCAAGTCCGACACCGCACGGGCGATGGAGATCGTGATGCAGGCCAACGCGCTGCGTGAGGCAGAGGAAGCGCTCAAACATCAGCTCGTCTACGGCGGGTACCCTGAGTTATGGGAGATGATGCTCACAGAGCGGATGAAGATCAAGCAGGCGCGGGAAAAAGCCGAAAGAATCGCTGCGGCTGAGCGCAAGAAGTTGGTGGCCCAGCGGCTGCTGATGGCGCAAATCGTTGGCGGTGCAATCTGCGTTGTCATTATTGGCACCATCATTATCTTTATCGTCAAACAGGCTGTGTCGTGAGCGAAGAGAAGACGCAGATTACTGTGTTGGATAGGGTCCTCAGTTATGTGGACTCGCCCTTCAAGCTGTTCGCCATCCTGCTGATGGCCGTCTTCACCTTCGTCGGCTACTTCGTCTGGCAAAACCAAGCGTTCCTGATTGGAGCCTACAAGGAACAGCAAAAACTGCCCAGCATTGCGGAGGACCGGGTGGAGGACGCGGCGGCGCACCTGTTCAAAAACACCGAAGCTACGGTTGTAGCTATCTTCAAGGTGAACCCAATGTTTGGCACCCGCGTCCTACACCGGGCCTACACCAAAGACGGCAGGGACAAAACCCATGAGGG